AGCCTCCGGTAAGCTCTTTAACAATTTCGGTGCAGAGGTCGTCCCACGTCGCCAAATGGCGCCCATCCTGCGTATTTACGAGGATTTCGACCAGCGCACCGGTGGGCGTGAAGCCAATCACGTCCAGCAGTGGATGCTCTTCTGTCAGATCCTCGAAAATAGCGTCAATGACCGTCACGGGTAGAATCACGTTGAAGTCAGCAAGCGCCTGCTTCGGGTTACCGGACTTCAGGGCACCAATCAGCCCGTTGTAATATTTCGTTTCCTCGCTGGTCAAAGCCCTTACGCCACGACCGCTAAGGATCTGGTTGTCTGCCGCCTGCACGAGGCCTTTAGCCTCGGCCATGACAGCCTCTTGCAGCATGTCGGTGTACTCCGTGAACGCTGCGGCAAAGGCCGCCTCGTCGCCATCTTTCATGGCCTGGTTGATCTTCGCAACAATCTCATTCTTCTGCTTTACCAGCAGATCCATGTTCTTCACGGTTAATCCCCCTCCGCGGCAAAGAGTGCCGCCATTAGATTTTTAGGCTTGTTGTCCTCCGGTTCGGGTTCTGGCTCAGGCTCAGGCGTAGGCGTTGGATCTGGTCCATGCTCCCGCTTAGACACCAGGGCCATCTCCCTCAACTGGGCCACTAAGGCCTTGTTGTAGCTTAGATGCTGCTCCATAGTCTGGTTCGCTTTTTGCAGCATCTGCTTCGCATCCGTGAGGTCTACCTCTTTCTCTAGGATCTCGTCGCAAAAGCCATACTCGAAGCACATGTCAGCAGTAAGCCATGTCTCGGCCTCCAGCAGCTCAATCAGTTTTTCCTCGGTAATTCTACCGTCGGACTTTTGCAGATACGCTTGCCTGTTGCCCTCCATGATGGTGTCTAGGTCGTCAGCTGCCTTGCGGAGCTGCCTGGCGTTTCCGCATACGCAATTCCACATGTCGTGTATCATCATCATGGTGTTCTTGGGCATTATGACTGTATCCCCGGCCATAGCAATGACTGATGCTACTGAGCAGGCGAACCCGTCAATATAGACCGTCTTGTGCGCAGGATGCCTCTTCAACTGGCTGTATATCGCTGTGCCCTCAAAGACGCTTCCGCCGTACGAGTTGATATAGACGTTGATCTGTTTTACATCAGGATGTTTAGCAAGCTCATCCCGGAAATGATTTGCGGACGTTTCGCTTTTAACTAGCTCCCAGGTCCACCAATCGACATAATCGCCTTCTACATCGCCATAGATATACAGCTCTAGCGTGTCTGGTTGCGCAGACTGTTTTAGCTCCCACATAGGCTTCCTTTTGTTTTTCAAGCTTCACCACCCCCTTCAAAGGCCACTTCAATCGGCTCGTAGTTGCGTGTCATCCACCGCGCACTGCTCCACTCGGTGTTAAGAGGCTCCATACCCATGGCCATCAAGCAGTCATCAATGCTATAGGCGCCGCACCTGATCAGCACGTCTAGAGCATTGGCAATGTCTTTGATGTCAACAGCCCTGATATGGCTAGTGTCAAGCGTCATATATGTGCGTTCTAGGTAAGCTCTCTTGCCATACATCTTGCGGTTGATCTCGTCCGTTAGCAGCTCGGCCAAAGGGTTAACGCAGAACGTCAGGAAGTTGTTGACCGCCTTGTCAGTGTCGGCCACGTTGCCTTTGAGGAGCTGCGGTGGCACCTGGAAGGCGATTGCAACAAAGTCAAATATGTCGTCGATGAACGCCCGGATGTCCCGGCCTTCGAGACTGCCTTTTGTGCCTCCGGATCGTTCGCCTACCGCCTCTGTGTAAGTCATGCCGTTGGTTAGCGGTATGACCGCATCGCCTTCAGCTGAGAAAAACTTCTTGAACCGCCTATCTAGCAAGTCTTTGAGGGCATCTTGCGCTTCCTCTGTCTGCGGATAGGTTGTCGGCACGGTCAAGGCCCCACGCCGGACAGCACCCTTCTTATACCTGTTTTGACTCGCTGCAATCAACTTGGAATAAGACTGGTAAAGCCCGTCAATGACCGTCTTGATCTTCTCGTTGTGCAGCTCAAAATGAAAGACTTCGCTCTCGTCATAGCTCCGATTCAGCCGGAAATCGTCCACAGTCACGTCGGTGTAGATGTAATCGCGAAAAGCAAACTTCTGCACCTGGTAGCTGTCGGCTACATAAAAGCGATTATCATACTGCACCACCAGGCAGCCATTGTCGTAAACCAGCCTTGCAACTACATCGCGCCAAAACTTAGATGCTGACTTGTTGAGGTTCGGCTCGACGTTGAAGAGGTAGTAGTTGTCCTTCCGGACCTCCTTGCCCTCTTCGTAGGTCCGAAATTCACTCCTGGCCACAGTATTTGCAATCAAGTTCACGCAGGCCTGGACTGCAAGCTCTTTGAAATATACCTCGGTGGCAAGCTCCCCGATGATGGCATCAAGAGGCAGCGTCTTTGTGTCCTTGTTAAACCAGCTTAGAAATGTGTCCCATAGGCTCAAGCACTCACCCCCCTCAATAGGTGTATACATCAAGCATCGGGACGTAATCCCGTGCTTCCGGAAGCTCGCCGTCCTTGCTCAGCGCGTGTATTAAAGCAAAAAACCCGTCAGTCTTACGGGTCTTCGGCTCGATCTTCTTGTATGTGATATTGCCCTTGCCATCGAGGTCCTGATAGGTGTTGTTGACATACCAGCGCATCGTAGGATTATCGCCAAATACGATCTTCTCTTCGGCAAACATGGACTCTATCAATGGCGCGACCTTTGAGTGAGTCGGCGGTCCGCTCCTCACCTGGCTGAGTGGAAGGCCGTGCGTCTGAAACTCCGACTCTAGCAAGCTGATCCTGTGGGAGTCGGCTGCTATGTCGATGATGTGATACTTCCGCGCCTGATCCAAAAACCACTGAGCGATATAGTCCGGCGTGATGGAGTCGCCCCGGATTATCGTAATCAGGCCCCGGTCAGCCATCTCTTGAACCGGGAACTTAATCGGCCTGCTTTCCACCTTTAGAGCCAGGTGGCAGACAAACGTATGCTCAATCCAATATCTCAGCCCGCCGTGCTTGAACAGCAGCCCGCAACTCGCAAAGTCAGTTACTTGCGCATAGTCGATGGCTCCAATACACTGCATACCATCAAGCTCGTCGTATGGTATTTCTCTAACTGTCTTGTCCTTGTTGTATCCTGTCGCAAGTATTTTCTCCCACGGCGCAACCGCCTGGTAGGTCTCCTCACTAGGCAGGTTCATGCGCTTTGTAAAAAAGTCGATAGCTTCCTGGTGCCGGTGGTCCATCAACACAAAACTTCTTTCAAGCTCCTTCCGCAGCTCAGGGAAGTATGGCAGTGATGGATTCGCCTTTACCCACATGTCGGGATTCCTGGCCTCTTCCCGCTCGTCAATCTTCCAAATCAGAGGCAGGAATCCAAGGCTCGTACGCTCCCCGGCGAGGACCTTCTCAGCAAGCTCTTTCTGATCGTCGAGCACGCCCTGGCGCACGTATCCGTCAGTCGTGATGTAAAACGTCCTGGAATGCTTGCGCTTGCCGAAACCAGACCGAAAGACTCCAATCATTTTCCAGTCCTCGTATTCGTGGATCTCATCAAATATCAGGCAGGCGGACCTTTTGCCGTCCTTGGTCTTCGCGTTCGACGTGTTATACTTGATGTAGCTGCGAGTTAGCTTATTCCTGATTAGTTGCTTGCTCTTGTAGAAAAACCGCTGCGATTTGGTCCACGTTCGCTCCAGAACCTCATAGACATCCATGAAGCTCGTCTTTGCCTGATCCTCCGAGTTGGCAATTATGTCTACGTTGTAACCGCGTATGCCGTGGTAGTGGGTAGTCAGATACCAGGCCAGAGCGGAGATAAAGCCGTTTTTGCCATTCCCGCGCCCCATCATGATAAAGATCTCGTCAAAGACAACCGCGTCCTGGCTCTTGTAGTAGCAATGGATCAGCGCCAATATAAAAAGCTCCCAGTTCAGGAGCCCAAACTCAAAGTAGCGCTCGATTAACTCTACTGCTTTGGCCATCTTCTTGTGGTCGATAAACACATCCGGGTCATCGAGCTTGGTCTCGATGTAGTCCATGGCCTGCAGAAGCTCTTTGCAAGCCGGGATCTTGCCGGTGCGGATATCGTCCATGTATGAGTCGATATGTGGATGATAGTCTCGCCTGCGCTGCACTTACATCACCACCACCTCCGCCCTGCCTGTGCGCCTACATTTCATAATCGCCAGGGGATATGACTGTATTTGTGTTGATATCAAGCTCTTTCAGTATCGCGAGCATCTGCCTGTTTATGCCGACGAGTTCCTTGACAGACGGGTTATTCTTCTGCATCTCAATCCCAACCGAGGAAAAGTCTTTATACATCACGCCCCGATTTTCGATATCCTTGATGAGCTTGTTTTTCACATCCCACAGGCTCATGTAGTCCTCGACCAAGTCGACAAAATGATCTAGCTCGGCACCCTTCGCCTTTAACTGGTCTAAAAGCGACTGTCTTATGGCCTTCCTGCTCATGTTGATGCACCCCCTCCAAACAACTCGCCGAACGCGCCTTCATAAAAGTCGTATAATTCCGCGTTGCGCTCAAAGCTGAACTGTTCAATGCTGGGATTCTCGTTTAGGTTGCTGGATGTCTCCAGCACAAACTTACCGGCGTCAGTGTCAAAAAGTAGCAGCTTGCTATGGTTGCTCTGGATTACGTATTCCCAGCCGCGCCTTTCGCACGTCTCGACAAACTGCTCATAGTATTCATAAGTCTTGCCTCCCTGCCGGTTGTGGCGCATAACGCTACCGATCACAAAGCGCACATGATCCAGCTTGCCTTGAGACTTCAACGCGTCCAAAACCTCAAGCTGCTTGACGCCGACCCTTAGTGTTGTAGCGGTCAGCGTCTTTATATGGGTCCTGTCGGCGATAAAGCGCACAAAGCCGATGGAACTGAACCCACCGGCTGAAATGAGCTTGAAAACCTCGTCGTCTGGGAGGGTGTCGGTCAGCTGCTCAATCAGCGAGCACTCTCGCATGATGTGAAACCGGTATCGCTTCCGTGGGAGCCTCAGAATAGCAC